TAAAACTCAATACTATCATTTTCAACAAAGCTATAATCATTTGAGGTTATATTATACATCAATATCCGCCTCATGTACAATGTTTTCTGGATCAAAATCAACAATAGATGCATGACCGATTTGAAACTGTTTAATCAGAAAGTCTTTAAACTTCTGAGATTCTAGTATAGATTCCCAGAAATCATCTTTCTTAGTATCTTTCTCTCTCACCTTTGGTAGAAGCATTTCGCCAGTCTCTTGATCGACCTTACAATACCAACCGTTATTAGGCTTAACAACAAAACCACCAGCAAGAGCAATATCAAGAAGGCCCGAATTACGTTCGACACCACCATCCCAAGAAACTGAAACTGGGATTTTAGATTTCTCTTTAACCATTCTAGACTTCTCAACATTAATAATAAAATCATAACCAGTAACCTCTTGACCGGTTTTATTTTGCCGGCGTCCTAAAATCCAGATGTTGTTTGCCGAATAATAAATCCCGGTGCCACCTGATACGATAGCTTTAGGGAACAAACCTAGTTCTTGATACGTATGATTGATAGCCAACATAGGAATATCTTTCATAGTAAGATACGGTGTTACCATACGGAATAAACCTTTCAAAGATTTAGCCCGAGTCATATCAGCCACTGATTTTTCATTCAAAGCATCTTCAAGTTCTTTCTTAGATGATAGGTTACCAATAGAGTCAATTACCACGATAACTTTATCTTTACGGTCCATATTCTCTAATTGGCTGACTAAGTCAAATTTTAACTCTTCGATATCAGTAATAGGAGTATGCAGCACTCGAGTTGTATCAATACCAAAGTTTTCAAAGTAAGACTGAGGTGAACCAAACTCGGAGTCATAGAATAACATTACCGAATCTTTATGTTCCTTAAGATACGCACCAGCCATCAGTAATGCAAATGATGTCTTAAAATGCTTCGATGGTCCGGCTAAAACAGTAAGGCCTGAAGATAAACCACCATCAGGATCGCCAGAGAGTGCAACGTTAATCATAGGAACATCAGTCTTGACCATTTCCTTTTCACTAAAATAAATACTGTCAGCTAAGGTATCAGTACCTTTAATCTTAGAATTCTTTTTTAGTTTATCCATTATACTCATTCTGAAAGGCCTCTTGAAGCTTCAAACTGTCGTACACGATACCGATTCCTAGCTACTGCATCTTTCTTTTTTCTGCGTCTGCGTTGAGCCGGTTTTTCAAAGTATTCTTTATCCATATAGTCTTGTAGAACACCAGAACGTTCTACTGCTTTCTTAAACTTACGCATTGCTACATCAAATGGCATTGCTTTTTGGTTTTTATTACGCGGTTCCAAATTTACACTTGGCATTTTTACTTCCTTTATTGTTGTGTTTAATATATATTATACCATATTAAGTGAGTCATGTACATAGTAATATACGCCAGCTTCATCAAAAAGTTCCTTTGTTAACTTAAAGGACTCATTCCAAATATCTGGACATGTATCAAGATCTACACACATAACCACTCTTTTAATACCCACCTGAATAATACCTTTAGCACATTCAGAACATACGAGTAATCCATGGACATATAACGTAGAATCTTCTAATGATACTCCATTATATGACGCATTATAAATTACATTCATTTCGGCATGAACTACAAATTTATATTTAATTTCTCTTATAGTAAGCCGATCTACTGAATCATGAATACCTCGAGGCAGACCATTATAGCCTTGAGCTAATACTTGACCTTTATTTCCAATTGCAACCGATCCTATCTGCTTAGAAGGATCCTTTGACCATGTTGAAAATTCTTTTGCTAAACTTAAGTACCGTAAATCCCATTCTTGTTGTGTCTTCATTATCATATGCTCATTAATAACCGATCAATTCAGCATTATGCTTTTTGACAAAATTAATTACTTCATTACAAATAATATTTTGCAAATCATCTTGATAAAATACATAATCAAATTTAAGGTCAGGATAATTATATAATTTTGCAATATCCTTAGAAACACCATTCGTATACTCAATATCATTATAATGATTTTCTTCTAACATAGGACCAGTATCATAGTTATCTAAGCTGTATACATTGTGACCACCTTTAACTAAAGCTTTACACAAATTAGATCCTTCGTACCCACCACCTAATACTAACGTATTTGCCATTTTTATCTTCTCTCAATTTTGTATAAAGGTATTATATCATGCTTTTAAATGAATGTACACATTTAAATTAAGTTTTTTAAAACAAATTCCAAAGCCCGATCGGCTTCTTTGTGAAGGGGCCGAGATTTATACCAAAATCCATTATCGATATCAAACTCACGACATAGTTCAGCAATCTCATGTGCAGATATTGGATATCTACTTTTTACCGCATTACCAGCAAGGGCAACCATAATCTGATACATCTTATGATACCATCCGGTGCCAGAGATTTCTTTATATTCTGCCACCAGGTGTCTAGGAAAGAAAGGACAATCTCTGTAAGAGGTCCAAGAAACGTTTAAGTTATCTAGTTTTTCTTTTCTATGAGCAACGATCTGCTCTTGGACCTCTTTAGGAAGTTTATCAAAGAATGAGTTACCAGTCTTTTGAATATAGGGATGTTTGGCCATCAAAGCATCAGGATCTACATATTCACCTTTATTCGTAAAGATAAAGTTAAAAGCATTCTTATATTCACCCGGAATATAATACATTCTAGATAGATCTTTAGTTTGAATATCACCCACTTCACCAAGGTCGGTATTCAAGGCAAACCAAAAGTGCTTTATCTCATCGGCACCGAGTTGGCGTTGAAGTGGGAATACTAATCTAAACTTAGGTTGTTCTTTAGTAGAAGATGCAGTAGAGTAACAGACATAGTAATTATGCCCGTACTTTAACCGAAGTTCTTCTTCTAAGCTATTACCAGATACGGTAAAATCATCCACATCTACTGCACACCAAGATCCCCAACCTGTTACATTAGCATTAGCTCTAGTAGTACCTTTTTCATACATTGCAGGAGACATCAATTCTGCTGCTTTTTTAGATGCTCGTTCTCTTGTAGAAAGTGTATATAAAGAATTTTCGAAATCTTCGAATGTTGGCATTTCTATACACCGGTTGGTTTTAGTATCAAAGATAGACTTAAATAAAGTTACCGTAATCATAATTATTGTACCATTATTAAATAATGATACCTCCTTTTTTCGGAACTTGAATTCCGGTAGTCATTTCACGAATATTATCTTCCATAGCCACATTTGGATTTGTTACAAACATAACAAACTTCTTATCAATAACAATAGGGTCACCTGCGCTATAAGCCATGAAAGGCATAAATCCAATCTTACCTTCACCAGCTGGAATGAGCATCATACCATCAGTGATCGTATAGGTATCATCTTTATTGATTGTCAGTTTACAAATAATTTCTTCGCCTGAGGTCAGTCTAATTAATTTCATATTTTTCTCCATTTGATAAGGGTATATTATAACACATTACTTTTAGTTTGTACACAACTTTATCCAAAAAAGTCTTCTAAAGTTGCTCTTTCTTCTGAACTCCATCCAATCACGGTAAGAATCGGCTCGATTGCATCAAGAAAGGTCTTTTGAAATTGCATATCATAGTTGACATATTTCTGGAGACCAAATTCCTGAGGAAGATATTCTGGGAATGATATTACATTCTCTTTGATAGTATTCGGCACTCGTAAGTAGCAAAACTTGATCTTCTCACCATTTCTTACTTCTTCGTATTTTTTACCTAATGAATAATCTTTGATTAGTTTATTATATAGTAGAGCACCTCGTACGTGTATTGGTGTTCCTTTCTTATAAATTAAATTACGATCACGCCACTTATTAATATCCGATACACCACGAGGAAAAGAAATCTCTTCTGGCGGTAAGGTCGAAAAGTAGTTCTTAAAGTTTAGAATAGACTTTTGAGTTTCAGTTTCAGAACCAGAAATAATAACCTTAAATATTTCTTTTAATGCATCTCTACAGGCCGATGGCGTAGAAGACTTGATAGCCTCAATGCCCATGATCTTGAGCTTAGGTTCTTTGTACTGTACACCCTCTGAGTTATAAACATTTAAGATATATCGTTTCTTTGCAGTCCAGATACCACGATCGGCAATAACTTCACGTTCCATTACCATCTTATTTTCATATGCTTTAGTATAGTTAGCAAGTTCAAGATAAGCTTTGGCAATCATAGGTTCAAACTGATCTTTAACTATCTTATCAATAATAGCAACGATTTCTTCATTAGACTTAGAATCTAATCCTAGCTTCTCGACTAATGGAGCAAAACTAACATAGTTCGAATCGGTATCAATAGCAATGACATAGTCTTGGTTTTTGGTACCAAGGATCTTATTCATGAAGTCATTGAAAGCCCTCTCAGCCCATCGGATAGCTAATTGACCATAGAGAGTAATACCTTCAGCCATACGCAGGTCATAATGACGGAACCATCGATTGCCTAACGCACCATAAAGAGAATTCATGAGGATTTTGATGGACATTTGCTGATTATCAAGCGTAGCAACTTTCTTTTCTAATTGATAGATTAGTTGCTTCTCTTTCTTATCGGTATTGACCAACTCTTGTTGAGCTAGAAGCATTTCCTTTTTAAAGTTCTTACGTTGAGCATACATTCCTTCAATGATTTCTGGAATCACACCACGCTTATCTTTACGGTAACAAGTGCCATTGGCAGCCATGGCATAACCATCTGGTATATTAAACTCAGTTCGGTTTAGGCACTTATCAACATCAACACCAGGAATAACTTGATTCATAACAGTTTCTGGAGACATATTGCATTGCATAATAATATGCGGATAAAGAGAGTTTAAGTCGAAGGATACCACCCATTTATGCATTCCGGTATAAGGAGCCTTGACATAACCACCAGCAAAGTCTGACTTAAACTTCTCTGTATTCGGTTGTACCGTAACACCTTTTTCACATAGGTCACGATAGATAATAGAATCCCATATAGCAGTAGTACCAAGAGTATCGCCGTAATTTACACCACCACGATAGGCCATCGTAAGAGCCAGAGTAATCAAACCAAGTTTATCTTCTAGTCGATTCACTAGTTCAACGTCTTTGATATTATAATCAATAAAAAGTTGATGGTTTTGTTTATATAGACCATGTAGATTTGAGTATTCAGTATAAGATAACTTATTATCACCTAATACTGTATGCGCAATATGATCTAGTTTATATGATTCTTGCGTACCGAGAGTATTACCAGTAAACTTCTTAAAGATCTCAAGATAATCAAGTTCAGTCAAACCAGTAATTTCATAGCACTGTTGCTCACGGCCATGAGTATTAATAGTTCTTTCTCGGATCAAGCCCCATGGGGATATCTTACGAGCGAAGTCTTCACCGATGATTTTAACCATACGATTTATGAGATACGGCGTATCAAAAAAGCGGCTGTTCCAACCGGTATATACATCTGGCATGTAGACGGGATTTGACCAATGAGTAATAAACTTCATAAGAAGCTCTGCCTCAGTTCGGCATTCGACATATACCACATCACTACGGGTGTTGTTATACTCTTTAAGGCCCCATACCCGATACATCTGATCTTTGTTACTGTAGATACAGATAGAGATAACTGGGTGATCGGCTTGCTCTGGCATAGGGAAACCATCTTCTGATGCAACCTCGATATCAATGGAAGTTACATTAATGACTTCTCTATCAAAGGGAATATTGCCGGGAAACTCTTCTTGAATATATTGAGCCACATAGTTGGTATTACCATAGATCTTGAAGTTAGGCATATCCTTATACGTATCAAGGAAGTCTTTAGCCTCTCGCATACCTTCTAATTGAATAGGTGATACTTTAGTACCATCAAGTGCGGTACGCTTACTATTGGCATCTACGACATGAAGGGTAGGTTTGAATTTAACTTTTCTCTGGTCACGTTGACCATTTTTAAAGCCACGATATAATAGGGTATTGCCATAACGAGCTACGTTTGTGTAGAATTTCAAATATTCACCTCATGATTTAAATAATAATATATTATAACACAGTTTTTGCATAATGTAAACAAAAAGAGGGCCGAAACCCTCTTTTATTTTTAACTAACTAAATATATAATTGTAGGGGCAATTGCATACGTGCCTGCAAGCATGGCTATAGAATATAGCGCTTGTATGGATATTTGCAAAAAGTTCTTACGATTTATATTAGCTTTATTCAACAAGTAGTTCACTTTTTTTAGTGTCTCCAGAAGTAGTATTAATACTAATTTTTCGGGGACGCCTTTCTTCAGGTAGTTCCACTCTCAGATTAATGACGAGTAGTCCATTTTCAAAGTCAGCTCCATCTATGACAACATGTTCTGATAGCCTGAACGTCTTAACAAAGTTTTTTGTTGAAATTCCTTTATGTAGATATTCGGTTCCGATAGGGTCTTTATGTCCTCGGACAACCAAGACTCCGGTTTTGATCTCTACTTCAAGTTCATCTTCACGAAAACCTGCCAGTGCAAGTTCGATATTAAACTCAGTATCGGATTTTTTTACCACGTTATGTCTAGGATAATCTCCAGTATGACTCAGTGTCGAAATTCTTTCAATTTCAGCCCAGATGTGGTCAAATCCAATAAAATTCGAGTGCGGGAAAGTAAATGCTTTAGATACCATAATTGGTTCCTCCTTTTAAATTAAGCAAGGTTGTTGTCTAGTAGCCAACACATGTTGCACTACTACGTTTATTTATACTAACCTAATTAATGGTTAATACAAATCTAACTTTTATTTTTAGCTTTTTGAGAATCAATCCACTTTCTAGCATATTGATTTTCAGGTTCGCGTTCTGCGAACTTACGTACATCCCTGTACGCACGAAGGGTTTCCTTCTCATAGTCTTTACCAGTAGAATTATCTACTACCAAAAAGTTCTTCTTACCAAAGATAGTTTGGAAAGCACCGGTATTTTTTTGAATCGTTTTCCAATATTTCTCCACTTCTGCATCAGGAAGCGAGCGTTCACGCGCTCTATTTCTTTCAAGTGCAGTATCTAGATCGGTATTAACAAAGATCATAGCAACATCATAACCAATATTTTTTAAAAGGTTTGCTTGTTTCTTAAGCTTATCGATATCTTTACCGGTGCCATCGATAACTAATCCAAGTCGACCCTTAACATATAAAGCTTGTTTTACTGCTGTTACGTCTTTAGCCTTTCCTCGAATCTCTTGACCTTGAATAGAGAAGATATTATCTGGACTCATTTCCATGCCAGCCTTCTTCATAGCAGCTTCAAATGCGTCATCTGAATTGACCACTTTAAAACCCATCGAAGTAAGACCGGTCTTACCAACAATAAAAGATTTACCAGAACCTGGGCCGCCAGCTAAGAATACTGCTTTGAAGATAGCAGGATCATTAACCCCTTCAGAAATTTCTAGATAGTCTTTAAATGTTTGCATATTACTTATTCCCGATATTATATTTAGGACATAAATCCCACTGATCTTTTTCTTTAAACGGAATAACTTTAATCTGTCTCAACGGAGCAGTATTTTCACACGCTGTAGGTTCAACAAGCGTCACTAAACCCCAGTCTGCTAATAGTACTGAAATAGTATTTCTACGTTGAACATCATTTTCCAGTAGATTAGAAGGTTTGCCATCTAATAAAAATAACTCTTTAAAGTGGACAATAAAGTACCTACCTTGCTTATGTAGAATATGGCAAGACTGATACAACTTTCGATCCTTTCGAGAGGCAACACCAATTCTGGTTAGTGTCTCTCGAATCTTTAAGAAATCATCAGGTTCATTTAAAATCACCTCCAGCATATGCGCTGGAGTCCAATGCTGAACTACGTTATTTTCGTTTTCCACCTTTATAAATCCTTCTTTTCAATTCTTCAATTTGAACATCATTTAACAATAATAATACAGATTTAGCCTTTTCATTACTATATCCATAATATTCTTTGATGCATTCTAAGTTATCTATATCAATAGGTTTACTCCACTTTGCAAACCTTTTTTTCTTTCTAACTATATTTATAAGAAAATCAAATTGAAGTTTAGAATCTATGTGGTGGTTTATGTTCATTTCATTGGCATATAATACCGTATCTGGAAAATAGGATAATGATCTATTCACAATAAATGCATTATATTCTTTTTCATTAGTTGAATCCATGATATTCTTTTTACTATCATTAATAGCACTTATAAACTCAAATGGATTCATACGTTATCGTCCTTCTTACTTTCTATATAACTAAGTGCTGCATCTTTATCATCAAATATGATTTCATATCGAACTTGATTATATTTAGTATATACTACTCTCCATTTAATTTGGTTATCTGAAAAGTATACTGGCCACATGTCAAATCTATCGCTGCTTAACATTATTTAAATTCCACATTGGCCATAAGTTCAGTCATACAAGCCACAATATTGAGTTCATGATCAGCCACAAAACTATTCTTATACTGATAGTCAGCAAGAATTAATACCACTTGTGGAATAGATCGTGGTTCAATATATTCGCCCATATTATCATATACCTTTCTGAAGATCGATGCTGGTTCACTATCAATGTTATCTACTACCCATTGGCGCATCTTCTTAAAGTTTTTATCTTTTAATGAAACCATTAGGTCCTTTAAAGATACTTCAGACAATGATACTAATATGCCAGAGTCAATAACGCCCGATACAGAATACCTCTGTAGTTCGTTAATAACTCTACGCCAATCTGGTGAATGTTTCACGATCAACTCGGCGATAACCTGTTTCTCATATGAAACTGATTCGGTCTCCAAGATCATTGAAGTCCGTTTCATGAAAGCAGCCAGAAGTGGTGGCATATCTTTTTTAGCTAGATTGAATTCAATAACACTACAGCGAGAATGCAGGGGTTCAATAATTCTATTCTTAAAATTACAAGTAAGAATAAACCTACAGTTAGAAGAAAATTCTTCAATGAACCCGCGCAAAGCCGGCTGAGTTGATTGCGGATTTAGATAGTCAGCCTCATCTAGAATTACTACCTTGTAACCACCTTGCAGAGATACCGAGGAGGCAAACTGCTTGATTTTATTACGAAGAGTATCGATACCAGATTCTTCCGAGCCATTGATAAGCAAATAGTCCAGACCAAGTTCATTACATAATGCCTTTGCAACAGTAGTCTTACCGAGGCCGGCAGTACCAGTTAAAAGCATATTATGTAATTCACCACCTTTCACGATGGCTTCAAATGTAGATTTTATTCTAGGTGGCAGAATACAATCAGAAATTGTCTTTGGTCGGTACTTTTCACACCACAGAAATTCATTCATTATAGTACTTCCCATGCAAGAACAGTACTTGTTCTGAAAGACCTCCAACCAGTTTTATCAATCGACCAAGCAGCGATATGATCTGATTCGCTACTGACTTCTTTTACTTCACCAGTGATCCCATTGGCTTCTAATACTATAGGATTAAGGGTACAAGGCATTA